TTATTGGTTATTTTCTTTCTTTGCAAAGAATGCACCGTAATCAAACATCTTCATGCTCTGATATCTGCCGATATCCAGCAGGGAAGATATAATTATCTCCACGTCCTTATCTTCCCCGGATGGCTCATGCAGTCTGTTGCACAACCTTTCATAAGCAGCAAGCATCTGGGCGTATAGCTGTTCACAGTATTTTCCTTCTGCAAATTCATCCTCCACCACTTTACTTTCCTCGATCTCGCACTCATCCAGATTGTAAGCGCCATTCATCAGATCGTAGATCACTGTTTTGAATTCCTCATCCCGTACACTCATATACATCCTCATCACTTTCTTTGCCGTAAAGAATGCATAGAAAAAGGGAAAGCAGCCATTTCAGATACAATTGAACTGCTTCCCCTTACTTTTTCAGTGTCCTTACGAAGTTCATCAAGATTCTCCGTTCATCCGCATTCAGGTCATCCCATATTTCCAATAATTCTTCTTGCTCATCTGTCAGATCAGGCCGCATACCTTCTCCGGCAAAAAACTGTGCGATTGATATTCCGAATGCATCGCAGATTCTTTCCAAGGTTGGTACTGTCGGTATACTCTTCTTGTTGATTATATTTCCCAAAGCCGTCTGTGACATATCAGTGAGCTGTGCAAGCCTGTATTTGGAAATCTTGTGTTTGCTGCATAATTCTTTTACCCTCTTTGGTATGTACTCCTCTGTACGCAAGTAAGTTACACCTCTCTTCTATCTGTACGATATACATATTGTAACCGTAAAACAGAAGAAATATTAGAACCATATCTCTTGTGTATTTTACTCTAGTGAAGTGGAGTATTCAGATAAAAAAATATGAACAGCAGACATATGCAGTTCAATTCTCTATCTTCTTGAAGCCTTATTTTTCCTTGTTTCTATCACCCTTTTATCGTCTGGTTTCATTCATAAGCATACCATCCGTATGCAGATTCATCAACACAAATCGTTCGACACATTTCGCACTTTGCTCCACTCTACTTTATCAAATTGCCAAACCTTTCTTCACTTATTGATAGATAATTTACTGTGCGTAAGAAAAAGAAAACAGGAGGTACTATTATGAATCAGACGCAGCAGTCATCTGTCGACCACCGACAGATAGGATATCGTATCAAGGAAGTAAGGGAGCAGAATAATTTCTCACAGGCAGAACTTGCGGAAAAAACGGAACTCTCCGTTTCCTACATAAGCCACATTGAGAATGCAAAAAGGAAAGCAAGTCTGGAATCCATCATCCGTATCGTCAATGCCCTCGGCATTACCATAGATGAACTGCTTGCCGGAGTGCAGATGTACAATCCCACTGCATACCAGACGGATATCGATATTCTCATGGAAGAATGCTCGGAGAATGAGAAGCGCTTCATCTTTGAGCTGATAAAAGCAAGTGTTGATGCCATGCATAAAAACGGCTGGGAGCTTACATCCAAAGATGGGCAGAGGTAACGGCACATCATTTTCACACAAATTATTTTTATTTGGAATAGACTATAGGGATATGCGTGTCCGTATGGTCTATTTTATTTTGATATGAAAATTTTATAATAAACTCATCATAAAAATGAAGGTGGTTAGTCATGAACGAAAATGAGCATAAGGCCGGTTCTGTTGCCGACCAGAAAAATAAGATCAGGGAACGTTATAAAGGTGTCAGTCTCGATGAACTTGACGTGATTCCGGCACTTCCGCAGGAAGATATCTTTGCTGTTGAAAATGAACAGCGTGTTGCCGTATATGCAAGGGTATCCACGGATGATCCGAGACAGACATCCTCTTACGAACTGCAGAAAAACCACTATCATGATGTTATCAGCAAAAGTCCGAACTGGAAACTCGTACAGATTTATGCGGATGAAGGTATTTCCGGTACTTCCCTGCAGCACCGTGACCAGTTCAAGCTGATGATCGAGGATTGTAAACAGGGCAAGATAGATCTTATCGTTACAAAAAGCGTATCCCGTTTTGCAAGAAATGTCGTGGACTGCATCGGGTATGTCCGTGAGCTGCTTGCCCTTCCCCACCCTGTCGGTGTGTTCTTTGAAACGGAAAGGCTCAATACCTTTGACCCCAAAAGCGAGATGGTGCTTTCCTTCATGGCCACACTTGCACAGGAAGAAAGCCATACAAAAAGCGAGATCATGAACGCTTCCATTGAGATGCGTTTCCGTAGGGGAATATTCCTGACACCGATACTTCTCGGATATGACCACGATGAAGACGGCAATCTTGTCATCAACGAAGAAGAAGCAAAAATCGTAAAGCTCATATTCATGATGTACCTAAACGGATGCACCTGTCAGGAAATTGCCGACACCCTGACGGAACTTGGATGCATGACCAAAAAGGGAAACACCGTATGGTCCCCCGGCTCTATCCTCCAGATACTGCAGAACGAACGCCACTGCGGTGATGTACTCGCACATAAGACCTATACCCCAAACTATCTGAATCACAAGTCAAAGAAAAATATGCAGAACCGTCCGCAGTACCGTAAGCGTAACCACCATGAAGCCATCATATCAAGGGATGACTTCATTGCAGTACAGAGGCTTATCAGTAATGCGAAATACGGAAATAAAGGACTGCTGCCGGAGCTTAAAGTCATCCCGGAGGGAGTCCTCAAAGGTTTTGTTTCCATCAATCCCAGATGGGCCGGATTTAAGGAAGATGACTATATCAATGCTTCTGCAAGTGTATATAACGGCACGGAGCAGACTTCCGCTTCTTCTGCTCCGGTAGAGGTACAGTCCGGTGACTTCGACCTCCGTGGATATGAAATTGCACGCTCCCAGTTTTTTGACAGTACGGACCGCATCACGGTCACTTTCAGTCAGGGAGATATCCGTTTTTCCTGTCCTGCCGTCCGGAGACTTGAAAGCACGCTTGTAGAACTGCTTATGCATCCACAGAAACGGATCCTTGCAGTAAGGACTGCCAGAAAAGAATGCCGTAATGCCATGCAGTGGTCTAAAAAGAAAAGCGGGGTCAGTTTTCCAAGGGGAATCAGCGGAACTGCATTTCTCCCTACCCTGTACTCCCTTCTCGGCTGGAAGGATGACTGCCGTTACCGCATCACCGGAATAAAACGGGGCAAAGGAAATGATGCCATTCTGCTCTTCAATCTTACAGAACCGGAAATATTCATACCCAATGACACAGTAAGCTCACTTCCGGAATCAGATACATCCGTAAAGCCCTTTACCGACAGCAACCGCAGGAATGTCCGTGCTTATCCTCCGGACTGGGCAGATACATTCGGCAGCAACTATTACAGCCACGCACAGGCACAGGAGCTTGCCGGATTTGGAAAAGGCATGGAGCCTGACATATCCCATGCATCCGTCATATACAAAGACAATGACATACAGGTCACCAGCAAAGATGACATAGAAAGAAATATCGAACAGATCATGTCCGATATGAAGGAGAATACAGATGAACACACAGACGAACAATGAAAGAAACACCATTCCCGTTATGGAAGATGATGCATTCAGTTATGACGGCTATCAGGTAGTCCGTGGAGAATTTTTCGCACATACCTACGAACCGTCATTTACCTTTAATTCCAACAAAGTATCCGTAAATACCGCCTGTATCAAGAAACTGCCGGATACGGACTTTGTTCAGATACTTGTTAACCCGGACGAGAAAAAACTGGCAGTACGTCCATGTCAGGAAGACGAGAAAGATTCCTTCCGGTGGTGTTCCGCAACATCAAAACGGTCACCAAGGCAGATCACATGCCGTATCTTTTTTGCAAAAGTCGTATCCCTTATGGGATGGAATTCGGCATACCGTTATAAGCTGCTCGGCAAACTTATAAAGTCAGACAACGAGCTGCTGTTTGTTTTTGACCTTACCACACCGGAGATCTTTGTACGCTCTGAAAAGGAAGACGGAAAAATAAAAACTTCCCGCACCCCAAGCTATCCGGAAGAATGGCAGAACCAGTTCGGTGTGCCTGTGGAAGAACACCAGAGCAGTCTTCAGATCAATATGTTTGACGGATATGCGGTATTCGGCATTTCCGAAAACAGCAGCACTTCCACCCCGGAAGAAAATCCAGAACATCCAGAAAAGGAGGAACAACACTATGAACAGACAAACCTCTTTGAAGCCGGTCCTTTGCATTGACTTAAAGAAAAACAGAATCCGCATACATAAACTTACGCTCCATATGCTCGGTGACCCTGAGTATATCCAGCTCCTTGTAAATCCCAAAAGCAGCATGATTGCCGTAAGGAAAAGCGTCCGCAGGGATTATCTGGCACACCGTGTACGCACCTGTGGATCTGACAGCCACTACTGCTGCGAATTATACAGTACGGAGCTTCTGCAGGCCCTTCGTGTCACCAACGTGAATCTGGCAGAGAACCAGAGCTACCGTATCTACGGTGCATTAAATTCAAAGGAATGTCTCGCCAACTTCTCCATGAATGACTGTGTGCTTGTGGATGATACGGCAAGAACGGAGGAAGCACTATGAATGACATGCCAATGCCGGAACTTGTAAAAGACCCGGAATTTACAGACCTTATCCAGCCGAGGGACACACAATACATGGAAGAACTTGAAGAGGATATTTTTGACCACGGATGTACTGACCCTGTATGTGTATGGAACAATATCATCATAGACGGTCATCTCCGCTATGATCTCTGTAAAAGGTGGGATATACACTTCACCTTAAGACGCATCCTGTTTGAAAGCCGGGATGAGGCAGTATCCTTTATCTGCCGTGCTCAGTTAAAACGCACTGACCTTACGGGGGAATATAAGAAATATCTGATAGGCAGAATGTTCCGTGCCGAAATGAATACAGCCGTTGGAAAATTCCTAAAAGAAAATCCTGATAAGACTGCAAACCCTGACGGACAGGTGTCACAGAAATATGTACGCAAGACAGATGTTGCAACCGTCATAGGGAATGAATACAATTTTGGTTTTTCCACCGTGACAAAATATGATATCTATGCCCGTGCGGTCGATGACCTGAAACGGAAAAGTCCTGAGATTGCACAGAAGATACTGACGGGAAAACTCCGTGTCTCCCACGAGAACATCATAGAGCTTTCACGGCTTCCAATCGAGGATATAAACGGACTGAAACGTCTGCTGGACAGCGGTTCTATCGACCGCATCGGCTACTCACAGCTCCGGCACGAATTAAGATGGCAGAGGCTTCCGACCGGAAAACCGGATTCACGGAGAATAAAGAGGGAAAAAGCCAGTGCCGAAGCCGGAATCAAACAGATGCCGGCTACGGATCCGGATTCGGAACTCGAAAGTCTTAAATTCACGATCCCTTCATGGTCAAAGACCATATCAAGGACAATGGAACTTACTGATTTTACTTCTACCTCCACCAAAGCAAGGCGCGAAGTGAAAATGCAGCTATTAAACCTTACAAGAAAAATAACAAAACTGCTTTCGCAGCTTGAGGAGGATGATTCGAAATGACAGAAGAACAGATAAACGATGAACAAAGGACAGAAACCGACCTAATGCAGTTCGTACCAAAGGTACACTTTGAGCAGATACCTATCAGAAACCTTGTATCCAATCAGGAATACCAGCGCAACCTTTCACAGCATCATGTAAAAAACGCTGCTTCCCACTTTGACCTGTATCAGATAAATCCGGTAAAGGTCAGCCGCAGGGACGGGATAAATTATGTATTTAACGGACAGCACACCATTGAGATTGTTGCACTTGTTTCCGGCTCCCGTGAAACGCCCGTATGGTGCATGGTCTACGATGATCTGGAATACGAACACGAAGCGGATATCTTTGCAAACCAGATGAAATATGTAAAGCCCCTTCTGCCCTATGAGATATTCATGGCAAACATAGAGGCCGGTAATGACAAGCAGCTAATCATCCGTGATCTGGTAGAGTCCTATGACCTTACCATCACTTCAACAACTGCTCCGGGAGGTATCTGTGCCGTTGCAACACTGGAAAACATCCACGATAAATACGGCTACCATATGCTCGACCATGTGATCCGCCTGATTGCTGCCACATGGGAAGGTGCATCCCAGTCATTCAGTGCAAATATGATGAACGGTCTGGCACGTTTCCTGAATGCATACGGTGATGCCGTCAAAGATGATGTTTTCAAGGAAAAGCTCGGAAGGATATCCATAAAGGAACTTTCACGCACCGCCAAGGACAGGCGTTCCGGCTCCCTTGGATTTGCGGAAGCGATCCTTATCGGCTACAACAAGAAATGCCGGAATCCGCTCCCTTGGGATAAACTCTACACCCACAAGCTCCCGCAGAAAAAAGCCGTGGAAGAAGAACCGTCCGATATCCCGGAACAGGATGATACTGACCAGATAGATATGGACGGTCAGAGCAGCCAGCTTGACCTGTTCGGATTTCAGGATGATGAGGTTTCCGAATAGTTTATACGGAAACCTTTATCCTGCTTCCTTCCAGAAAGAAGAACTCATATTTCTTTGCACCAAGCACCGTCACTTCCGCAAGGACAAGTTGTGCGATCTCAGGAACAAATCTGCCAAGCGGTTCATTCTCCGTGGCTTCCATCATCTGCTCTGCCCGTATCTTTTCAAGCGGACTGCCGTCTGTCTTCATCTGATTCCATCTTTCCATGAACTTTTCCCTGTCCGCAACCAGTTTATTGAATGCCTTCACAAATCCCTTTTCAAGGTTGGAATTGTCAACATAGGCATTACTGCACGTTACCCTTCCATCCGTCCGGTGGTTCTTGCACTGCCACTGTACGATTCCCCTTGATTTCCATGAATGTCTTGTAAACAGGCTTTTACACTCACCGCAGAATACCTTCTCGCAGAACGGCATGCAGTCCGCACCGTAACTGTACCTGTCCGTTCCGTGGTCTTTCATGAACCGTTCCCTGCGTTCAAATTCTTCCTGCACTGCATTCCATGTTTCCTTATCTATGATTCCCTTATGGCTGTCCTTAACATAGACCTGTGCGATTTCCCCGTTATTTTTTACCTGACGCTTGGTAAGGAAATCAGCCGTATAAGTCTTCTGCAGAAGCGCATCGCCCATATGCTTTTCCTGTTTCAGGATACCCACGATTGTGCTTGGATACCATTTCGTCTGTCCGTTGCATCCCGGAACCTTTTCTTCCGTCAGTTCCTTCGCAATCTGTGCCGGATTGATGCCGATAAGGAAATCCCTGTAGATGCGTCTTACCGTTTTTGCCTGTTCCTTATTGATGACCAGCTTCCCGTTCTCATCCTTATCGTAGCCCAAGAACTTGAATGTATTCAGGTGCATCTCACCATTCTTGAATTTGGTGCGGATGCCCCATTTGCAGTTCTCCGAAATGTTTCTTGACTCATCCTGAGCAAGCGAGCTTAATATCGTGAAAAGCAGCTCCCCGGTAGAATCGAGGGTGTTGATGTTTTCCTTTTCAAATATGATACCGATTCCGAGGTTCTTCAGCTTTCTGGAATATGCCAGACAGTCCTGCGTGTTTCTGGCAAAACGGCTGATGGACTTTGTAATGACAAGGTCTATCTTACCGCCTTCGCAGTCTGCGATCATTCTTTTGAACTGTTCCCTTTTCTTGGTGTTGGTTCCTGAAATACCCTCATCCGCATAGATGCCCGCCATTTCATAATTTTCATGGTCATTGATATATTTGGTGTAATAATCAACCTGTGCTTCAAAGCTGTGGAGCTGGTCTTCCTGATCCGTGGAAACACGGCAGTAGGCTGCCACCCTTATCTTCTTTTCCTGTACCGCCCTGCGTCCTGTTTCACGCTGTCGGTTTCTTGCTGGTATAACTGTAACGCTTCTTGCCATTCTTATCATCCTTTCTCTGAATATAAATATCTTTTTTGATTTCTCCCCATCCCCTGATAACGGAATCAGGAATCCTTGTCCCCCTGCAGAATGCCACTCCTTTGCGTTTGGCCCCGTTGCATATCCATATGACCTTATGGCTTTTCGGATTTACATGGCGGACCAGTCTGCTTCCGCAGAGTCCGCAGAATATCTTCTTTCTGTATGGATATGCATCTTCCGTATTTTCCGGTATTGCTTCCGGCACTTTCTTCTTATGCCTTCTTTTCCATGAGCTCTCCTTCAGATAGGAGAATTCCTTTGTTCCCTTTACGGAAGGTTTCTCATCAATATACATATTCCCGTCAAAATGCCATGCTTTCCGAAGCACCCCGTCCGGAATGTTTATCCCTTCGCAGAATGATTTCCCATGCCGCTTCGTACCGCTGCACCCCCAGTTCAGTCTGTTGCCATTACTATAGATGCGTCTGTAAAGCGGATGTCCGCATTTTGCACAGAATATCCTGTTCATGTATGGGTAGTTCTCTTCCGTAAAATCTTCAATAACAGATCCTTCGGCAAGGTAATCCCGCTTTGCTTCAATGGCATCCTGTGCCTTCTGCCAGAGTTCAGGGGATACGATTGCTTCATGGTCATCCTCGATATACCAGGCATCTACTTCTCCCCTGTTTCTCACCAGTTTTCTTTCTTCATTCACAAAATGCTTATGCATGATGTAATCACCTTTATAGATCTCATTTTCAATCAGGCGGAACACTGTGCTGTCGATCCACTTTGTACCGCCCACGGTCTTTACCCCGTTTTCATTCAGATATCTTTTAATGGCTGCCGGGGTATAACCGTCTGCTGCCATTTCATATATTTTTCTGACCCACACCGCTTCGGATTCATCTGCGATATAGACTCCCCTTTCGTCTTTCGTATATCCAAAAGAACGCTCAAGGTACTGTACCGGAATACCTGCCTCGTACTTTCTCTGGTACACCATCTTTGCACCAACGCTTCCGCTCTCGCTTTCTGCCTGTGCAAATGCAGCAAGGATCGTAAGCATCAGCTCGCCTTCCCCTGACAGGGTATTGATATTCTGAAGTTCAAAAAAAACACCTACATTCAGTTCTTTCAGCTTTCGTGTAGCTTCCAGAACGATTGAGGTGTTTCTTGCAAAACGTGATACCGATTTTGTTAATATAAGGTCTATCTTCCCTTTTTGTGCATCAGCAAGCATCTTCTGCAGACCGGGTCTTTTTTCCTTGAACCCTGATATGGCAAAGTCACTGTAAACTCCGGCATATTCATAAGACGGGTTCGCTTTTATGACTGTTTCATAATGCCTTATCTGGTTTTCCAGTGAATTTTCCTGTTCATCCGCATCCGTTGATACACGGCAGTAAGCACAGACTCTTAATTTTTTCTTCTGTTCCCTGTTTCCTTCCCTTATCTGAATCTCCAAGCTCTGCCACTCCTTTCTCTTTGGGTAGTCTATATATCACTCTGAAAGCCAATAATTGCAAGTACAATCTGCGATACCTTTCACCTTTCTTTCCTTGGCATAAAAGGAAAAAAATACGGCTGACAGCCATCCCTGACCATCAGCCATATCCTTATCTTAAAAGTTCGTTTACCCTTTTCTGTACTGCGGAATAATCATATCCGGCAGCACTGATCCTGTTCTTACGCTCCGTTCCGTTTCCCCAGTCACCATGAATGACTTCCCTTGCAATCTCATCCACGGATTTCTTGGATGGAGAGAGCTTTTTATTCACGATGCTCTGGATGGCAGAATAATCATATCCCGCCTGAGACAGACGGTTCTGTCTTTCCTTTCCATTGCCCCACTTTCCGGCAATGACCTCTGCTGCAATCTCCTCGTTTGATTTCTCTGCCAGAGCCGGAGTACTGCTGTTTCCCTTCGCATAACCATTCAGTCCTGCTGCCTTGATTTTTGCCGGAAAATCCACATAGCAGTAATCCTGATCACAGGTCTGTCCGTTGATCTTATTGCTTCGGATAAGGTTCGTCTCACCGCCAAACTGCCAGATCTGTGTTTCCGCACCGCTTGCCGGGGCCGGCTTGCTCTTTCCCCATCTGGCAACCCAGTGGGTGTAGCGGGTAAGCTCCCCATCGTTCATCTCGCTGTTAAAAAATGACTCGGATGAATAAATGCCGACCCAGTATCCGGCTGCTTCCATCTCTGAACAGAATGCCTTGATAATCTGTGTCAGTGTGTTTCTGTCATTCTTTGTAATCATGCTGCCTTCCACATCATAAAAAACAGGATATTCAAACTTCTTCCCCTTAAGGAGTGAAAGGAAATATCCTGCCTCTTTCTTTGCTTCTGCAGTACTTCTGGCATTTCCATAAAAATATGCCCCTTTCGGAAGTCCGCATTCCATGCATTTCTTATAGTTTGCCTCAAACTGGCTGTCCTTATAAAGCCCGGAATCCGCACCTCCGGCTTTAATAATGGCAAACTCCACGCCTTCCTTACTCTTAGCCCTTGCAAAGTCAAAACTGCCCTGCCATCTGCTTACATCAATTCCAAATTTCTGACTCATAATATAATCCTCCAATTCTTTGTAATAAAAGAGGGAAGGTGCTACCCTTCCCCGTTGTCTTTGTCATCTTCTGCCCTGTCATGGAGCTGTTCCAGAACGGCTTTTATCTTTGCCGGAACAGGCAGTCCCAGATGGGATGCATTCTCCAGAAGGGATATCCCTTCATTTGAGATATAGAAGAAAATGGCTGCCGTCCGAAGCACGCTTCCAGTGCCGATGACATGTACATCCATAATGTTTGCGATGCCGACCATAAGAAAAATCAGCACCTTACGGCAGATTCCTTTAAAGCCGACTGCACTGGACAGCTTCTGGTCACTGATTGCGCACATCACTCCCGTAATGTAATCAATCACCACAAATGCCAGCAGTGCATAAAGCAGGCCGTCACATCCGCCAAGGAAATAGCCAAGCCACCCACCGACTGCCGTAAATACAAACTGTACCGCATTCCAGAATTCCTTCATCGTCTTGTCCTCCTTTGATTTTTTGTATGAAAAAAGCAGCTACCCATAATGGATAACTGCCGATTTCCGAAAATTATTTTATTGTTCCTGTAAGATATAGGTTATCTTCATTGTCTTATCTGCCGTCTTGGTAATCGGGGCATCAAGGTTATTGATGGTTGCCAGATAATTACACATCATGTACCAGCCGGACGTTGACCATGTGCCATAATCACAAAAATAAATGAGTGGTTCATTTCTTACAGGAGTCACGCTCATCGTATAACTGGAATTAAACAATGTCTGTGTCTCCGGTGGCATGATCTCATCCGTTGCCAGATCCGCAATCAGAAGCTGTTCATAACTGTATTCGTAATAAACCCGTCCGTTGATCACGAACTTTGGCACGCCATTGATGTTGGTCACATTGGTCCGCTTCAGTTTTACAACATTGGCCGGATTCGTGATCTGGATTTTATACACATCATACGGGGCATCATATCCCCTCAGCAGAAGATAGCCTTCGGTAACGAACATTCCCCAGTTTCCTTCCGTCCTGAGATATTTATCCGTAGTGTTTGTTATTTCATACTGCTTGATTTTCCAAGTGTCCACTTTTATTTCCGTTATAAGAAACTTTCCCTCTGGGGCAGTCCTGCTGTTGCTGCTCGTGCAGATATACAGACAATCATTTGACGGATCATAATTATATGACCAATATCCTATCTGCAGTTCCGAGGATAGCTCCGCCAGTTCGATTTCTTCGATAAGCGGTTTCGTGGTATAAATATTATCGAGAATAGATACCGTCTTTAAAAATGCACGTCTTTTTGTGATGTGGATATGGTTCTTATCTGCCACCTTGAAATAATACACACAGTCCTTTTCCCTGTCGATTAGGAATATCAGCTCTGTTTTTCCAATCGTCATACCAGAATATCTGCTGCTCGTGCTTGCCCCTGTCCTGTCAGGGTACACATACTGAAGATTGTCTTCTGCAATGGACTGCATCAGTAAATTGTCCCTGATTGGACTGGTATTTTTACTGCCGTATGATGTAAGACCACCATTTCTGTGTGTAAGACAGATGCTGGCAATCGTGCCGTTCGCCTGACTGGTTGCAAAATCATATACATATTTCACATACCTGTCTTTCAGATTTACTTCCGATTCCGTCTGGTTGAATCCGCCACGAAAGGTATTCTTTGTGTTGTTCTGCATTCCATGTGAAGCACAGCCGACAAGGTTTGCATCTGCCGGGGGATAATATCCGTCTGCGTTCTCAGGTATCTCCCTGTCAAAGCACAGAATGCCTCCGAGCAGTTTTTCATAATACGGCACAAACTCATTTAAGAACCTGTTCGGTCTCTTGGAAAGTCCGAGCGGTTTCAGGATGTCCCTTAGTGCATTGGTGACCATATTGCTGTTCTGGTAGGTTTCCACCTCACCCGTGTTTACATCAGTAAGTTCTATTCTTGTTGTTCCCTTGAGCATCGTCATCATCTCCATTTCTATAATTCATGATAAAGGATGTAAGCGTTGCATCGCCCGCAAGCCAGAAGCGGAAAGTTATCGTCTTTGCTTCCAGCAGTCCGGCATACAATTCATCCAGATCCATTGTGAGAAAATCCGCCATCGGTGTTTCACCCGTAAAGGTCTCCCCGTCATAACTGTACTGTACCGTGATTTCTCCCTCATATTCTGCATTCAGTGCCTTGATTCCAAGAACCGTGCCGTCCGAAAGATCCGCCATGCATTCAATATACTGCTTTGGCGGTGTTCCCGTGATCACGGCATTCAGAGGAAATGCCCTACTGTCACTCCAGCTTAATACAGAAGGAAGTGTCAGCCCTTTTATCAGATTCCACTCCGGCATCTTTGCAAATCCATATTTTTTAAACAAAAGTGCTTTGACTTCTGTTTCTTCCAGTCCGACAAGCACATCCGCTGTTTCTGACAGCTCCTCATTTATGATCCGGTTCTCCACCGTATACAGTTTTCCGTCCCCGTCTTTTATGAGGAGTTTAAACGGGACCAACAGGTCAATCGGTGTGTATTTCACTTCAAAGGTCTTACTGTCCGCATAATACTGGAAAGTAATATCCGGGGAAGCTGCATCGGGCTTTGTGAAAGTATAGTTCTTGTCTGCACTAAACCCAAAACCGCCATCATAGCACTGGACAGGAACCGAAATCATATGAAGGGAAATATCCCCCGTGTCCCAGAACAGAATGTCATACTTTAACTGGTAGTCCGCCCCGGATGCATTGTAATGCGACCATCCTTCCCACCGTATTTTCAGAAAACGGTAATAACTGTATAAAGTCCCTTCTTCCCTGTAAAGCGATCTCATTCTGGTATCACGGTTATCCACTTTAAGGTGCGTGGCATCACTGCCGATTCCCCAGTAAGAATCACCATGTGCATAAATGTACGGCACGGCTTTTCCGAGAAATGTAAAAAAATCTGCACCGCCCACGGTAAGCGTACCGCCATCATAGCTGTTGCTGTCCTGTAACAGACAGGTCATGTTGGTGACACCGGCCGAAAAAATATCATTTATATTGTCATAGTTCATAGTGTAAATTCTACTCCTTTCACTCCGTCAAAGCCGGATATATCAACCGTTGTCCTTTCCAGGAAGCCTTCATCCACTTCATCCGTCACGGCTTCCTGTGTCTGTTCGGTTACTGCTTTCAGTTCAAAGAACCCGTTTTCAACGGTAATGGTATCCGGAAACTTAACGGAAGTCTCTGCCGTGGTAATCACATACTGCGGACGGACTGCTGCGGTATAACCATTGACTTCCACCCCGTCCACCCTTGTGAAGTATGAAATATCGATCACGAGGTCTTCTGCATATCCGTGGTCGAGGGATTCCGGTCCTGACTTCTGTACATACCGTTTCCGCAGCATGAACCGTTCTTCCGTATTGACCGTGATATATCCGTTATAATTTGGATTTCCCCGCACGCTTGTAAGTACAAAGGTTCGGAGGATCTCCGTGATCCATGCACGGTCCGTAAATGCATCCGCTTCATAGTTCTGGTCAGCAATCGGAATATTCCCGATCGTCTGTGTCAGTCCCTGTGTCTTTTTGGACGGGAATGTTACGGACGCCGTATCCTTAAACACATCAGCCACAAACGGTACATCCATAATGCTGATATTTCCAATATTCTCATTGATATTGATGCGTCCATTCCAGTCTCCCAGTCCTGCTGCAAGTCCCTGACCACTAATTGTTGCCCTTATCTGTGCCTCTCCGATCTTCATGCTTCCGTTTGAAATCTTCAGATACATCGAAAATGTATTTGAACTGTTCTCAATGACTTTTGATATCGGAAAGAACAATGTCACAATATGCTTTCCATACAGACAGATCCTTGTCGGCATAAATGTATCAATGGTTTCATTATTTATTTTGTATATGATGGAAAGCTCCGGAAGTTCTGGCTCCGGGTTTTCTTCTTCCGTCCCTCCATCCGCATTGGCATCATCCGGCTTTATTACTTCGAGAAGCATCTCGCACTGGAACGCTGCCGTTGTATCCTCCGTTGCAGTAAAATCAATATCCATAACATTCGTCAGTGACTGTCCTATTTCAAACGGAGCAACATTTACAAAGTTATAAATAATGGTCCTTCCGCTTTCCACGGAATTGATAAGACCCGTAATATTCTTATCGTTCTTGCTCTTGGCAGATGCAAGTCTCGGATTTTTACCCACACATTTCAGTGTCATCTTTCCGTAGATCTTACACTCGATACTGGTTATGCAGCTTATTTTTGTTTCATCTGCATGACCACCGGAGAACTTAAGGATATCACCGACTTCCATTGCCGGATTTCCTATGGTGTTACTGTCAAACGGGACATAATTTATCTTCTGCAGTGCCGTCAGTATTTCCCGCAGGATTTTCTCCCTTACAGATTTCAGTCCGAACTGAAGAAGCGGATTAATGCCGAGATTCATTGTAAGGGCATCATCCTTTTCCATTGCAATATACTCTGCCGTCTGGCTGATCTGGTTTGTGGATGACACGGCAGTATATCTTGTAACAAAATCCGAATAACTGCTGTCGAACCTTTCCTTCTGCTCCACATTCCATACGGACTCATTTCCATATCTTTTAAGAACCAGTTTTCCATACCGGTCTATCTGGCAGAAACAGCCTACCACCTGTGCCACATAAAAGATCAGGTCACGGAATGTTTCCATGTCATTATCTGAATAAACACCGAGTGTGGTTTTTCCATTTGGGAGGGCGTTGATCTCTGCAACCGTCTGTGCCATCTCAACCTTACATGCATCACACGCAGCCTTAAGGAACTGATATGGCGTTCCGCTTGAAGAATCCAGCTTCAGCGTTTTTTCAAACCGGAGCATATGATCATAGCCTTTCAGTTCCAGTGTCCGTACCTTCCTGTTTGCTTCGGAGATCTCATAAATTCCCATCGGTATGGTCTCTTTTGTCCCATCCAGAAGTGTCAGGCAGTAATAAAGCCTTACCTCTGCATCCTCAAGGGTATAACGGTCGATCTCCGAAAACAGGCTGATCCCCATTTCCGCAGCATAAACTGTTCCGAGTTCTATCTCCGTATTACTGCAGCACTGCCACTTTATGTAGCCGGAACCTTTCACGATATCCTTAGCAGTAAACGGATATTCCTTTCCGGCTTTTGTCGTGATGGCCCCGTACCATTCATATTTCCTTGTATTCTGCCTTACGGCATTCTTGAATTTTTCTGATACCTCAAACACCGTATCCGCCTCCTACATTTCTTTCAGGGAAAAAGATACCGTCCACAGACCTTTATATGACGTATCTTTTTCCAGCTTTGCCTTAAATCCTGTAATATACATTTCTGCTTCTTTTAAGTCCAAGGTTTCCGTATCGAAATATTCCACTGCGATCTTCGGCAGTTTTGAATATGCCGTCAGAAGTTTTACCCACTTCGGTGATACGGAAAAAGAGACGGAAATGTCTGCCACTCCCGTCCTTACCACATCCCTCTGTGTTGTTCCGGCTTCCGTTTCCCCGCCGGAATCTGCCTCTACATCGGAAAGCCCCACGTCATAAGAATCCGGCTTCGGAAGGGAACGGCCGTTAAAAACAAGATACTGTATATATGCCATGCTATCTTCCTCCGCTTCTTAAATTTGCCCTCTGCTGTGCCGATACAATAACCTCATCGAGCATTGTACCGCCCAGATATACAGGAATGACAATGTCTCCGCTGTCTCCCTTAACATCCCGGATTGCAGAAGTAATTGCAGAAAGCATTCCTGAGATGCTTTCCGTCTGCTGTGCCGTTGTGTTCCCTGTCATGTTTTCCCCTCCGCTGACATTTGGACTGATGACCATGTCAGAAGAGACACCACTGACTGCTTTCTGGATCATTCCACGGCTCTTTTCGATTCCCTTGGCAAGTCCGCCCATAAAGTCAGGCATCCATGATTCATAATCTGTAAGAGGACCTTCATCCGGCACGGAGAAGTGAAGGAATGACTTGATCTTATCAGCCACACTCTTTACTGCATCCCCGACTGCACCGATGCAGCTCTTGATGCCGTTTACGATTCCCATGATGAGATCCTTGCCCCATGTAAATGCCTGTGAAGCCAGACCCGTGATGTGGCTCTTTACATTGGAAAATCCTGATTTTACGGCATTTAAGACATTTCCCATAGCCCCCTTCACAGCATTTATGATTCCGTTAAATACGGATGTGACTGCGCCCTTGATTGCACCAAGCACCGTGGAGATTGTGGACTTGATGGTATTCCAGATAGTGGAAATGGTGCTCTTTATCGTATTCATTATCGTGGTAATGGAATTTTTGACTGCAGTGAAGTCTCCCGTGATCAGTCCCTTGATTCCGCTTACCACCGCACTGATGATTGTCTTTATTGCATTCCATACCGTGGAAAAGATGGTCTTTATTGCATTCAGCACTGTGGTAATGACCGTTTTTATCGTATTCCACACGGTCGTGATAACCGTCTGGATAACAGTAAGCACCGTCTGGATAATGGTCTTATAAATATTGAAATACGTTATGACCAGTGTTTTTATCACATTGAAAACTGTAGTAAACACACCCTTGATTGCATTCCAGATCGTAGTAATGACGGTCTTTATTACATTGAATACCGTTTCAATGATGGTTTTATACAGATTGAAATAAGTGGTTACCAACGTTTTTATCACTTCAAACACGGTCGAGAATATCGTCTTGATTGCTTCCCATACCTGTGAAAAGAACGCTTTTATGGCATTCCATACCGTGATGGCTACCTGTTTTACATTCTCCCAGAGGTCTATCCAGAACTGACGGAATCCATCACAGTTATTCCACAAATAAATAAAGGCAGCCACAAGAGCTGCTATTGCTGCAATGATAAGAACGATTGGATTTGCAAGCATTGTAGTATTAAGTGCTGCAAATGCTCCTTTTACCGTATTGATGACTCCGGCAATCTTCGGAACGATTGTCATGATCGTGCCGACTGCAGATATTACCTTTCCGATCACGATAAGAACGGGGCCGAGTGCTGCTGCCAGAAGTGCAATCGTAACGACCGTCTTTTTTGTTCCCTCGCTCAGTCCATTCAGCCAGTCAACAAACTTCTGTACCCATCCGACTATCTGTTTAATGGCCGGCATCAGGAGTTCTCCAAATGAAATAGCCAGGCCTTCCAATGCTGACTTTAAGATGGTGATCTGTCCCTGTAAGTTATCAAGCTGTGTATCTGCCATCTGCTGTGCAGCACCACCGCTGTCCGTGATGGACTTCTGCAAACTGTCCCATGTGTCCCCCGTATTTGCAAGCATGGCATTTACGGAAGAAAGGTCTGTCTTATTGAAAATGGTGCTGATGATATTTGACTTCTCAGCAGATGTCATTCCATCCATGCTCTTATTTAGGTCACCGAGAATGTCATTCATCGACCGCATGTTTCCTTCAGAATCATATACGGAAATTCCCAGTGCTTCCATCTGGGCGGCCGCCTTATCCGTAGGATTCTGCAGTGACAGGATAATGTTACGGAGATGCGTACCGCCTTCTGCCCCCTTGATACCATTATTAGCAAGGATACCAAGTGCGGTATTGAGTTCTGCCGTACCGCCCTTGATGGATTTGGCTGTCGCACCAATGGTAAGAATTCCCTCGCCCAATTGTGCAACCGATGTGTTCGTGGTAGATGCCGTTTTTGCCATCTGATCGACCATCGTTTCTGCCTCGTCCACACCCATACCAAGTGCGGACATGGCATCCGTTACCATGTCGGAAGCATCCGCAAGGGCAATATCCCCGGCGGCTGCCAGGTTAAGCACGGTCGGCAGTGTATTGCACATCTGCTCCGTGTCATATCCGGCAAGAGCCAGATAATTTAATGCCTCGGCACACTCGGATGCGGAAAAAGCTGTCTCTGCACCCATCTTCTTTGCCAGCTTGGAAAGGGTATCCATTGTATTTACGGACTGTCCGTTTACCTTAGACATGGAATCTTTTGTGATTCCCATAGTAGCCTGTACCTGTGACATGGAAGATTCAAAGTTTGCTGCCGTTGTTACGGATGCCGTACCAAGTGCGGTCACCCCGGCTGTTACCGGGAGGAGTTTCTGTCCGGCAGAGGAAATATTATCCCCAACCGTCTTTAACTTCTCACCAGTTGCTGCGATCTTCTGCACTGCCGTTGCGGACTGGTTCGCCTGTGTTTCCAGATTCTTTAAGTCCTGCTCAGTTTCTACGATCTCCCTCTGAAGGGCATCGTACTGCTCCTTTGAGATCTCGCCATTGGCAAGTGCCGTATTTGCCTGTTCTGCTGCGGTCTTTAAGGTAGCCAGTTTCTCTTTTGTCTCACTGACCGCTTCCGCAAGCAGCTTATGCTTCTGTGCCAGAAGCTCCGTATTTCCCGGATCCAGTTTCAGAAGCTTATTTACGTCCTTAAGCTGTGACTGGGTAGACTTGATCTGTCCGTTCACACCTTTAAGTGCATTCTGCAGTTTGGTTGTATCACCACCAATTTCTACCGTGATACCCTGAATACGGCTTGCCATGCCTCTCACCTCCTCCTAAAAATGGGTACAAAAAAAGGAGCATCTCTGCTCCGTAACAAAATAAAAACACCCGCCATTTCTGACGGATGTCCTATGTAATATTATAAAATTGTCAGTGCTGCAATTGGAAATTGTTTGTTATTTTACAAAGATTGCATCATCTCAAGAATGATTCCATCCGGATCCCTGAAATAAAACGCTCTGCTTTCCCCAAATCCATCTGCCCTAAAATCGAAATACTGAGGTTCAGACAAGCACTCCACGCGATTTTCGATAAGAGTTTTGTAGACAGAATCAATGTCATCCGTGTAAAAGCATACTTCTGAGATAGATGTCGTAAACAAGTCTGATTGTTCTTTATGGATTTTGCTGTCTACAAACTGAATCAATTCAACCGGTGGTGCTTCAAGAGTCTTTGAACCATTCAAATATGCAACCCTTGCTTTACAATTTTCCTTACGGAACATTTTATCTGTTTCTTCGCCTTCCATAAAGATTTCGCCCTGAAATTCAAGCCCAAGAATATCTCTGTAGAAAGTAATCGAGCGATCCAAATCAGAAACGGTTAATCCAACGTGATAAATTCTTCCAACCATTTACTATTCCTCCTAACAAACGATAAATACCGATTTTTTAGTTTTAAAAACTGAGAATTGGCTATCTCATCGCAACAATACTTATCCAATGATTTTTTGTATTTGAATACGTTTTTATCTCTCTAAAACCTGCTTCTTTCAAAGCAGCAACGAGTTGCTCAGAGGTGTAAATCTTCATACCATCAATCAACTTTGTCCATTTTTC